GCTCTGGGGAGTAGTAGCCCTCTACTCCCCAGAGTCTTTAGAAAGGATACGCGATGGCACTCGTCACAGTCAGTGAATTACGCAGCACCTTAGGTGTTGGCACACTGTATCCAGACGCGACCCTTCAAGAAGTATGCGATGCTACGGATGTAGTCCTTCTTCCTATGTTATGGCAGAACGAGCTATACAATACGCATCAAATGATTTCAGGTAATGTGGCAACGCTGTACTTTGATCAGAACATTCTAGAACATTTCTATATTGGACAAAGCGTGACCATTACTAGAAATGGCAGCCCATACAACGGCACTAAGACGATTACTGCCATTAGCTCAAATTCTATTTCATATTCTGCCACTGGAGCAGATCAAGGCACTCATGCCATCCAGCCATTTGGAATTGTTGCAGATAGTAGTGCAACAGATTATGCAACTGATACAGCAGTACAACAAGCAGCTTTGATGATAGCTGTTGAGATCTGGCAAGCGCGTACAGCCACCCTTTCAGGCAGTAACGCGGTCGATTTCCAGCCATCCCCTTATCGGATGTCAGCGCAACTGCTGGCAAAGATCAGGGGCATGATTGCCCATTGCTTATCACCTAACAGCATGGTGGGATGATGCCTGTTGCCGTCACTACTCTTAGAACCACATTAGCAACGGCTTTAGTCGATAACGCTAAGTGGCAGACCTTTGCCTTTCCACCTGCAACAGTCCTTGCTAACTCTGTGATCGTGTCTCCAGATGATCCTTATTTAACACCTAACAACAACAGCCAGATTTCAATCAGCCCAATGGCTAACTTTAAGATCATCATGACAGTGCCTTTGTTTGACAATGAGGGCAACCTTAACGGCATTGAAGATACTGTTGTTGGTGTGTTCACCAAACTAAATGCCAGTGGTTTGACCTATAATGTAAGCGCAATCAGCGCACCAAGTATTCTCAACGCTGCAAGCGGCGATCTGCTCAGCTGTGAGATGTCCGTCAGTATCCTAACGAGTTGGAGTTAAGTATGTCCGATTACGATAAAGAGTTGGAAGCCTTCTTGATCAAGATCGGTCAAGTTAAGCCAGCAGTACCAACACCAAAGCCAGTAACTAAGAAAGATGAGGAATAAGCCGTGGCAGTATTTCTAAACAATGGAGTGGTTCTTACTGTTAATGCGGTAGACCTCTCAGACCATGTTACAGCAGTAACAATTAACCGATCATTCGATGAGCTAGAAGTAACAGCGATGGGTGACTCAGGTCACAAGTTCGTTAAGGGTCTAGAAGCATCATCAATTACAATTGATTTTCTAAATGACACAGCTACAGGTGAAGTCCTACAGACTTTGCAGGCAGCTTGGGGAACATCTGTTCCTGTAATTATTAAGCAGACATCTGGAGCAGTCTCAGCGACTAACCCAAGCTACACAATGACCTGCCTAGTAAACAACACAACAGATGTAAATGGCTCAGTGGCAGACATCGGCACACAGTCTGTAACATGGACCGTAAACGGCACAATTGCAGTAGCAGTAGCATAATTAACTAACTAACAAAGGGGCAAACCATGGCAAAACTAAAGATCGTTCGTAATGATGGAAGCGAATTGCAAGGCGAAATTACTCCAGCGGTGGAGTACGCGTTCGAGCAATACGCTAAAAAGGGATTCCATAAAGCTTTTCGTGATGACGAAATGCAGACTTCGGTCTATTGGCTTGCTTGGGAAGTAACACGCAGATCAGGTGAATCTGTTAAGCCTTTCGGTATGGATTTCATCGAGACACTTAAAAGTGTTGAGGTGCTTGATTCAGACCCTTTAGCTTAAAGCGCGATCTTCCGTTCACCTACCTTATCGCTAGGCTAAGCATAAGGTTAGGGATCGCGCCACAGCATTTATTAGAGTTAGACAAGATTATGCTCGATGCATTATTGCAAGGGCTCAAAGATGAAGCAAAGGAGTCAGAAGATGCCAGTCGAGTTCGCAGGCGTAAATGAACTCCGCAAAGCCTTAAAGGATTATGCTCCAGATCTTGACAAAGCTCTAAAGAAGGAATTGACAGCATTGGCAAAGCCAATAGTCACAAAGGCTAGAGGCTATGCCCCTGCTGTTGCTCCACTAAGCAACTGGGGGCGTGAGGGCGGTCGCTTTCCTAATTACAATGGCGCAAAGGTTAAAGCTGGTATTAGTTTCAGCACAGCAAAGTCTAAGAAAAATAGTCGTGGCTTTTCATCTAGTATTCGTATTGTCAATAGAACAGCTGCGGGTGCTATCTATGAGACAGCAGGTCGCAAGAATCCATTTGGTCAGCCATGGGTAGGCCCTAAAGGCCCAGAAGGTAGTAAGTATTCCCACTCTCGCAACAAGTATGCAGGGCGTGACTTCATTGCCGCCATGGGTGGCGAGATGAAGGGCAAAGGCGCAGATAAAGGTCGCCTTATCTATCGCGCTTGGGAAGAAGATCAAGGTAAGACTCAGGATGCCATGATTAAGGCAATTCTAAGAGCTGATGCAGAGTTCCAGAAAAAGACTGGTGGCTTGGTTTCAACTGGCGTTAGGAAGGTTGCATAATGGCTCAGTCCAACATTGACATTAAAATTATTGCCGAGTTCTTAGGCAAGAATGCATTTAAGCAAGCAGATACAGCTGCAACCAAACTTAACAAAACAGTCAAATCTTTAGGTCAATCTTTCGGCATTGCTTTCGGTGGGGCTGCTTTAGGCTATGCAATAAAATCCACAATTAGAGACTTTGCAGATGCTCAGCGCGAAACTCAGCAGCTAACTAACACAGTTAAGAATCTAGGTTTAGCCTTTGCAGCACCAGAAGTCGATGCTTATGTTCAGAAGATTGGCGCACTTTATGGCGTGACAGGCGATCAAGCTGTTCCAGCTATGCAAGCATTATTAACCGCAACTGGCTCAGTAGCTCGATCAACCAAGATCATGAATGTAGCACTCGACCTAGCTGCAAGTCGTAGCACCGATGTTGCTTCTGTCGCCAAGGATCTTGCTAATGCCTATGTTGGAAACACAAAGGGATTAAACCAATACCGATTGGGCTTGACAAAGGCTGAATTGGCAGCGATGTCATTTGACGAGATTCTAGAGAAGATTGCTTCTCAGACACTAGGCGCAGCCGATGAGCAAGCTAAAACTTTAAGCGGGCAGTTGGCCATTCTTGCAGAGGTAAGTAATCAAGCCAAGGAAAGAATAGGCGGTGGCTTAGTCGAAGCCCTTGCTGCTTTCTCTGGAGAAAAGGGCGGCGCAGGCGCAGCTAAGACTATTGAAAACTTATCTATTAAATTGACTGAAGCAATCAAAGGTTTTGGTTATCTCGTTAGTGAAGTTAAAATCGCGCAACCTATTTTGATCACTGCTGGAGCTTTAATCTTTGCTGCATGGTCTCCATGGTTGGCTGGTATCGCAGCAGCGGCATTAGCCATTGGTGCTATTGGCAATGCTATGCGAAAAAATGCACCACAAACTCCAGTCAATACAGGCAAATTGTTCTTTCCTGGTTCTGGCGATGGTGGTTATGCAGAACGAGAAGCAGCTCGCAAAAAGGCCGAAGCCGATGCAGCTAAGAGAGCAAAAGAATTAGCAGCTTTGACAAAGAAAAATGTTAAGGCATCTCAGGATCAGTTAAAGATCGCTAAGGCTAAGGCTATCTTTGATTTACAGAAGATCCAGATTGAAGCTGCCCTGAAGGGTAAGATCAGCGAGGAAGAAAGAATCCGCTTGTACTTGCTCAAGGCCATTCAAGAGGAAAACATTGATGACATCGAGAAGTACACCAAAATGCTTAATGATGTTCAAGGCAAAGTTACAGAGTTGCAAAGCACTCTTGCTGAGGTTTATGCAATGGATGCTGGCAATCCTTTTATCTCATGGGAAATCGGACTCGATGGAGTCCAGCGAGCATTGATTGAAATCAATGGTCAATCTATTGCTCTGACTAACACTCTTGCACAAAACTCATTGGCTATGGGATTAATTGGTGGGGCATCATTTGCTCAGGCTTTGTCGGGTTCACGCTACGCAGCACAGGCAGCAGCCCAGTATGGATCAAATGCGATCATTGGCGGGCTTCCACCTGTGATACCTTCAGGGCCTACAAGTCCAACAGCACCAACAACCACAGTTAATGTTGTAGTAGAAGGTACTGTAACATCGCAACAAGATTTGCAACAGGCTATTCAAGATGCAATAAGTAATGCTGGTATTAGCGGTAATCAAGTTATTACTGGCACACCTGATCGGTTAGTGGCTATCTAATGGCTTTACCTGCAACCATCGGAGTAACCATCAACTTTAGTGATGGCCCTACTTATGGCTACCCATTTACTATTGGCGATCCTGTCAAAGGTATTCTTGGTGTATCAGAGTTAGCAGGAAACAACACACAATCTTTAATTATTGATTACTCAACCGAAACCACACAAATAGCAATTAGACGTGGTCGTGACTTAATGACTGATAGCTATAACGCTGGTTCTGCATCGGTTAAAATCTTAGATCCTAATGGTGACTTTAATCCACAAAATACGAGTTCTCCGATTTATGGTTATCTAAAACCTTTACGCAAGATTCAGATTACAGCTACCTACTCAGGCAATACTTACTATCTATTCTCAGGCTACACATCTGAGTACCGATACACCTACCCTACAGGTCAGGAAATCGGTTATGTAACTATCGTGTCTTACGATGCTTTTAAGATCTTCAACCTCGCAGCAATCTCAACAGTTGCCGATGCAGGGGCAGGGCAAGACACAGGCACTCGCATCAATCGTATCCTCTCAGAGCTTTCATGGCCTAACTCAATGCGTGACATCGATACAGGTGACACCATTTGTTCAGCAGATTCAGGTCAGTCACGAGTGGCTTTATCTGCCATTCGCGCAGCTGAGTTCAGCGAGCTAGGCGCGTTCTACATGAGTCCAGATGGCAACGCTATCTTTAAGAGTCGCTCTAGCACGATTGAGACTCTAGATGACACACCCACGGTCTTTAATCAAACAGGTGGCATTCCTTACGCTAACATCAAGTTCGCTTTTGATGACAAGCTCATCATCAATCAGGCTAACATCCAACGCTATGGCAGCAGCAATGT